CGCCAACAATCTCCGCCTCACTCACGGCAATAACGTCAAACGGTTCAATGAGTGGATTGTGAACAGAACGGAAATCAATCTTCCTAGCCCTGCCCTTGTATGTTTCGAGTAGCGCGTACGCAGCGTCAATAGCCTGCTCTTCCGTAGTAATCGTGTCCAGCTTTTGTGTAGGTGCTGTCTTCTTGCCCCACGGCCCATCCCAGTAAGTCGGGCTTGCCGGGTCACTGTCAACAACGAAAACGGTGCCGCTAATAGTTGGGGTTTCCCAAGTAATCTGGACGGCATTGAACATTTCACGGCGAGACTTAGAGATCGTCCGATCCACAAGAACACCACCGCCACCTTCGACGACTTCCATCGCCCGTAGCGTCGGTGTCTGGTTGACAACCTTGCGTAAACGCCAAGTGCCGTCATAGTCTGCGTGAGCGATAGCGCCCAGCGAGTTTGCGAGACTGTTAATGATCGTCCAACGGTTACCAGTAAACGTGGTGCCTTCCGGGGGAGTAGCAGTCAAGTCGATCTCTGGATCAACAGTCCAGATGACCTCTGCATCCCACATGGCCTCATCGACCAAATACTTGATCGCCTCAACCGAAGTCATTGTCGTGTAGTCCTCGTTAATCGGTGACCACACTGCCACCGGGTAATCCTGCACAGCCGAACCAAGATCGTAAGCACTAACTTTCAGTGTGCCTTCGCCTAAGCCTCGTGAAGCCTGCTGAACCTGAAGCACCGCGACAGTAACCCATTCCTCAAACCCTTGGAACATTCGGATACCACGATCAATACGCAACCTGGTAGAGCCATCAATATCGTCCAAAGGGTCAAGCAGGAAAGGTGACGCTGGTGCGAGAACAAAGTTGCCCTGCCTCCACACGTTACGGGAACCATCAATACTCAAGCCGCCACTAGCGATAGCCAAGGTCACGCCTTCGGCGTAAGTACCATCAGCTTGTGGATTCAATACAACCGCACGAGTAAGGGCGACATGTGAAGCAGTAAGAGCCTTCTTAAACTCGGGGGAAGCCGGGATCATATGCCCACAACCTCACGCCAAGTAGTAGAAGCAACCGCCGTCCAGTTCGCGTACTCGTCAAGCACATTCGTCCAAGTAGTTGCCTCTTCAGTCGGGTAACGCCAGAACGCTGGAGGAGCAAACACTTGCTGGTACTCCATCGTCCAACGACGAGACGGCTCAAAGGCGCTAGGAGACGGGCGAGTTGTATTAACCCCGCCGATACTCATGTACACCGTGTCCGGTAGACCCTCGCTGGGCCACTGTGGTGAAAGAACACAAACCTGACCGGACGACAAGATCTCCTCTACGGAGTCCTTCTCGTTCAACTCAAGCGTCAAAATCACCAGTGATCCAGACGGCAATTCACGCACACCCGAAACCACAACCGGGTCAGGGCGGCCCCACACCTTCACCACTGTGCGCGGAGAAGTAGTGGCGGCACTCTTCAGCGACTCAACGTAAATATTCAGACCACTGAACGGATCGTCCAGACTGAACAAGAAGTCACCACCCGTATCCAAGTTATCGGCCAACACCCAGTCACTGACAGCCTCAACGCCATCCAGTTTCGAGGTAGCCCGATACTCAACAGGTGTGTTCTGTGTAGCCTCATAATCAGCCACAAACGTTGAGTCCTCAACCATGTAAATATCTTGACCACCGCGAACAGTCTCCACCTTCAAGTAGTTCTCGCGTCGTTCAAGTGACACCACCGAACCAACATCGGCACCCACCCGAATCGAAATCAGGTGGATGTCGTTGTTGGTAGCAGGCACCACAATGGGTGTCGTCGTCATTTAGAAATCCCTTCTTCCGGCGTAAGCCACATCGCGGTCACGGCCAGAAGCATCAGTGATTTGAACGTCAACCATGTCCTTCAACTCGGTGTCACCAATGAAAACCTTCACCTCAGTCGCGCCACTAGAACCAACCTGCCCATTTGGGAAAGCAGCACTAGCCACGCTGTTAGCGGCCATGTTAATTTTCGGTACCCCGGCCTCCATGCCAAGAGCCAGACCCTCAGAAATAAACTCACCATAAGAGAACATGAGTTTCGATGGTGACTGGATCTGGAACGCTTTAGCGATAGTTGCACTGATGTCATTAGCAATACTTTGTGCTGTCCTGATTGCAGCAGGGCGCTTCTTCTCCATACCGTCGATCAAACCTTGAATGGCTTGCTTGCCCAGTTTGTAGAGGTTCTTGTCATTGGACTTGTCCGTCAGGCTGGCAACACTGTCCTGGATCTTCTCAGAAATCTTCGCTGCTGCTTTGGCGTTATCTTCCATTGTGGCTTTAAGAGAAACTGCGTGTGCACTTTCAGCATCTTCAGTGGTTTTAATCATGTCCTCAAGAGCCTTGACACGACCGTCGTACTCAGCCTGTAATGCTTCAAGAGCCTGCGTACGCAACTCTTCCTGCTGGTTAACAAACGCTTGAGCAACAATCATCGCTGCTTCTTGCTGAGCAACAAAGCCAGCCTGCTGGTTGATACCAGCATCGAAGAACGAAGCACTCACCGAAGATTGCAAACCACCAACAGTGGCAGCCAATTCGCTTTGGATAGCGTTAATCTCAGCAATCGAAGCGTCAGTCTCAGAAGCGAGCGCAGACGCAAGAGCACCGCTACCTTCAGGGCCAGCCTGAATCAGATCATCAAGGAGACTGCGGGAAAGCCCACGGTTCACAAGATTCTCAATGTCTGCACGCCAAGTCTTAACTGCGTCCAGTCGCGTCTGCAACCCTGACTTGAAGTCAGCAATGCCTTCGCTACTCGTAGACGAGAACGAACCAAGCCCATCAAGGTCGGTGACCTTTGCGATTGCCTCGTTAGCGTCAGTAAGGGAGTTAACGAAACCAAACGCACTCTCTTTAATGCCACTCAAGAAAGAGTCACGCTCAGAGATAAGGTTATCTAACTTGCCCTTAGCAGACTCGTATGCACTCGTGGCAGCATCAAGAGCAGCATTCGCTGCATCTACTTGACCATCCCAGAACGCCGTGGTTGACTTAGTTGACGCCTTGTAAGCATCATCAAGTTCAGAGATCTGCTGCCTGAAGCCTTCAATCGAAGCCTCACGAGCCTTGTCAAATTTTTCATTCTCGGCCTCAATTTCTGCCGCAAGCTTCTCATTGGCCTTAGCCAAGTCATAGATCTCCTGGTACTGGGCTTTGATAGCCCCGACCGCTTCTTTCCGCTGCCTCTTGAGTTGCTTCTTCGCTTTACCTGACGAGTACTCAATCAAAGAGTCGTAGTAGTCAGTTATGGCGTCCTTCATCTTAGAGTAAGAAGAGACAATCGAACCGGCGTTACCTTCAAAAGTTTTAGCATCAAAAGCCAAAGCAGACTCAATGGCTGACGCTGAACCAAGAGGCTTAGACGCCATGTCACGGAACTTCTCGTAACTTTTAGTAACGCTCTTAATGGCTTCTTCTAGTTTAGAAACCTCTTCCTTGGCCTTACTCCCACCGCCACCAGGTGGCGGGGGTGGTGGATCGGGTATTAGAGACTTAAAAACTGGTTGATCCCTTTTATGACGAGCTTCCTCTATACCAGGTACACCCCATGTTCCTACACCTTTAACACCGGAAGTTAAAACCCCAAACCCAGCGGCTAGATTTTTACCCACTGCACTAGCGGCGCTGGCACTTGACGATACCAACCCTGAAAACCTATCATTGGTCTCATTGGAGAAATCAGCAACAGCATCTTTAGCATCCGCCATTCCATCTTTCCACGATTGTGGTATCAACGGAATACGACTTACAATTAATTCTATACCATCTACAAGTTTAGCAACCAACCAAACAATAGCGGCAACAATACCGTTCGCAGCCGTAATAAACGCTGTGGTCATCATGTTAATAACTGAAGTAACCACTTTGACGTAAGAAATAACTATCGAAGTGGCTTTTCCAATATACTCAATAGTCTGAGCAATACCGTTAGAAATGGTGTTGGCAGTAGCAACAGCGTCTACGTTGACAACACCAAGACCCTCTTGAACATACGCAATAAAGTTACTGAAAGACTTAGCAATCGGTCTGAAATCAAACGCCTCAATAAACTTCTCAGCAAAAATCAGTAAAGGCTTAAGTTCATTCAGTAAAGACTCAAACGCGATACCAGCATTGATCTGCGTGATGTCCTTCAAGTTCGCCAAAATACCTTTAGTACTATTACGGGCTTTCTCAGCAGCCTTCGCGTAGTTATCACCAAGAGCAATAATCGCCGGAGTCAAAATGGAGGCTGTAAGCTTACCCTCTGAAGTCAAATTCTTTGCCTCAGCGGCAGAGATACCCTGCTGCTCCGCGATCTTCTCATACACGGTTGCGAGGTTCAGACCAGCGTTAGCAAGCTGACGCATATCGATCTGGTTGGCCCTACCCTGTGCCTCGACCTGCCCTAATGCATAAGCCATATCCTGCAAGCGTGCTGCGCTTAGACCAGTGGCCGAACCAAAATCGGAGAAGAATTGGACAAGGCTCTGTCTAGTCTCTGTCGCCGAAACACCGTAAGCCAGCAGCAAACGGTTCGCTTCAAGCAGACCCTCAGTAGGAACAACGGACTCTTTACCAAGATTAAGAATGTACTCAACCTCAGCAGCACCAGCAGCAGCCGTACCAAGAAGACCCTCATACTGAATACGCAAAGTCTCAAGGTTAGCGGCTTCCGTCAAACCAAACTTAGCAAGCTTAACGCCAACTACTGTCAAACCAATACCAACAGCAGCAACCGCAGCAGCAATACCGGCCATAGCACCAATAACAAGTTTAGACTTGGAGGCCATTCCACCCATTGCACGGCCAGTGGAAGTAGCAGCCGAACTTAAACCAGCGAACACGCCAAGAGGGTTACCGTAACGAAGGTTAACGAAAGCCTGGGACAGACGGTAAGTCGCTGCCTGAAGGTTTGCGATAGGCTTGCCGACCGCTTTGGTTTGGTCGCCCATTCTCTTAAGTTTCTGACCGGTCTTGCTCGCCTCGTCACCAAGTTGCTTAACGGACTTAGAAGACTTCTTTGAACTAGCAGCGACCTTCTCCGCGCCGTTAGATCCTGTGCCAACCTTATTCAAAGCGTCAGAAGTTTTTGCAGCCGTGTTCTGTACCTGGTTCAAAGCCTTCAATGCTGGCTTTACGTTAGCGCCCACTGACACATATAAACGTCCAATGCTACCGTTTGCTGCCATGAAATTCTCCTAGCGTTTGAATTGTTGCGCGAACTCTCGTGGCGACAACGGTGCTGCCGGTTTATCATCCGGTCTTGGGACTCGTAATGGCTTACCCACCTTCTTAGCCCCGTTTGCACGAGCCAATAGTAGATACGTCATATGTGTAAGTTCAATGTGCGACGCTTGCAGTTCGCGGTCAGTGGTCCATGCGGTTGTTTTACGCATAACCGCACGTTCAAGCGCCGCCAGCATTCCTTCATCCTCATCGAGAAGGGCTGACGGCGCTATGCCCGAATAGACCGCAAGATCTGCTAGGCGCCGCTGGTAAGGTTTTTTGAATCAGCTTCTTCTGCTACTTCTTCTTGATCGACGGCTTCAATGTCGTCTACACCATCCAGCCAATCCTCAAAAGAGAGTTTTGACTCAGTAGCGAGGTAAGCAAGTTTGTAGGAAGACTCAATGTTTGCACTGATCCCGCCAGACTCACGTTCAATCTTCAGGATGTGCTTTGGTTTAACTGTAAATGTTTCCATCTTACCGTCGATTGTGATGTCGAATTTAGTGCTCATAAGATTTTGTTCCTTTACTTCGTAGCCATGCTAAACAAGGAAGGCCCTTGCCTAGTTAATAAAGACCGACCCCCAAGCAAGGGAGGGTGCTGGGGGCCGGTCAGGTTTATTTAATTAGTCGTTCAATACCGTTGGGGCTTTTTTTGTAGTCCCAAAAACGATTGGTGCTTCCATTGCTGGATCATTAGTAATGATCGTGTAGGCAGGATCTGCCTCAAGCACACCGAACGTGACTGGGTACTCAACGGCACCTTCGCGCGTAAGCACAAAGTTAACGTCGCCCTCTTGCTGCACCCGGCCGAAGGCGTAACGGTAAGTAATATCATCATCCATAAATTCGATGACCATTGACCGTTCCACATTCTCTCCACGCACAGGTGGTGTGTAAGTTGTCACGCCATCTGCTGTTACGACAGTTCCTCCACCGAATGCTGTCTCCAAAACAGCAGCATCAGTCTGCATGAGCGTGAACTCAACCATCTTCGGCTCACTCAATGAGAGCACCCGAATTTTATCTCCTTGCCAAGCCGCCAAATCCTCGGTCTCACGACTAAAGGTGAACGAAACACCATCAGTCGTTACATACCCAAGATCGGTCCAGTCAGCGGGTAACGCTGAGTCCACCGTTGTAGGAAGTTCGGTGCCTTTAGGGGCAGTATAAACGCGCCCCGTACCAGCTACACGAACTTCATCTGCACTTATTGCCATTTCTTGCTCCTTAGTTTCAGTTAATAGGTCTTGCTACAATTTCGATTGTTAATACATTGCGGTACCTTGTTGGCGTCCAGCCACCATCTTCAATCTGCTCCACACTGCTCACTTCGCAGTACTGAACACTTCCTGTTTCTTGGCTCCCGCCAATGCTGTTGATTGCAAACTCTGCATCCCAAGCCATTCCCTGAGAAACCGATGGATTCAAATCCATCACATCAGCCGTTATGTAGTACCTCCACCACTGTGTGGTGGGTTGAGTTGCCGGTTGACGAGAAATTGCTCGCACCAGGATTACTGGTACAGCGTCATGCGTAGCCGGGATGTACCCTCCAAACACTTCAACGTTTGGAAGAGCAGTTTTTATAGTAGACATAACTGTCGACACTGGGTCATAAGCCATGAAGCATCACCCACCCTTTTTCAGATAGCTTTTGCTTGGTCTGCCACCAGCATTAACCAGAGCACGAAGCCACGGGTGATACCCCGGAAGCCTGCCGCGCCCAAACTCAATCATGCTGTTAGCAAATGCCGACCGTGCCTCACCAGGTGATGTAGAAACCAAGAAGACCGGGATCTTAGAACCAGGAACAATCTTTTTACGTTTCCAAACCTGTGACCTTTCAGAAACAACACCAATTCCAGCTCTGGCATCATCCTTCAAATCCAAGTAACTCTGTGTACCTGATCCTGTTGAAGGATTAGGTGCTTGAGATATACCAGCCTTAATAGCGCCAGCCAACTGATTAGCAGTTTGCTGAAGATCTTGATTTATCTGACCACCCGCAGTCTTAGTGACTTTATCTATCATCACCAAATCTGAATCACCAACATACTTTGAGATTATTCTCAAACCAGCCATATCAAACACCCGACCTTCGCAAGTCAACCCGCAAATACTCAATCGACATAGTTGTCGGGTTCCAGTGCACCATCGGTGTGCCCTCAACAGTGAACAAGTCACCATCAATCTCAACACCAGTAAGGCCATCAACGTTCGTGTGATAATTGAACATCAAACTGTACTCAGTAGTCAGAACCTGCCCACCATTCACAATCGTGTCAGATCTCCGTGGCTTAAAATAAGCCCGGACAACCTCAGCGTCGCGGGGTGGAGGAAGCACGTTGTAACCGTTATCCGGTTGATCAAACATTAACTTCGCATCCTGCGTCAACAAATACGTTGGGAGCATTAGACCTCCCAACGCAGATCAAGACGATCCTCTGCCCACGCATCCCTATCTGGTGTTGCCAGATCTATGGGCGGTGGAACAACTTTCATCGTGATCGACTTAAACGACCCACCACAACCAGCAACAGAAGCAATGATGCGCTTCTCAGTGTCAGTAAAGAGGTCGCCGTTTCCCGTACTATTGATCGTGTACGAGTACTCACCGATAGTCTCCTGGCGAAGCCCACGAGGGTTAACCAGAATCCTTGAGATAGCAGCAACAACCACCGCGATAATGTCAGGCGGTAAATCTTCAATCGTTTGCCAAATATCAATCTTGCAAGGTGCCAACAATCGAACGTAAGCGAGAATTTCAGCGACAACTTGTGCAAGCCACGCCAAATCAACTGGCTGACCAGTCCTATCCTCAATCGCTTGCGCTAGTTCTTCAAGTGTCATTTGAAACTCCTCAAGTTGGAGAGGGGACAGGCACAACGCCCGCCCCCCAACCAAGTAGAATTACGGGGTAGCAGGAGTAAGAGTCGCTCCAACAACGCCTTCTGGACGAGTGACCTTTGAGGTCAAGTAGCTATCGCCTGAAACCAAGTCTTGCTTCTTGTCCTGGTTGTAACCAAAGACAACGCGGAATGCTTGGTTGTCGTAAACCTCGACAGCTGCGTTTGCAGCACCACGAGGCATTGAAGGTGTGATCGAAACGAACGTCAACGCTTCGCGCTGCACGATCCACATTTCACCGGCACCGACAACAACGGACTCAACCACTGGCATACCGAAAAGGCGGCCAACGTTTGCGTTCCGAAGAGCGTCAGAGTTACCAGCCTCATTGGTCTTCAAGAGGTGATCGTCAAGGAGCAGCTGAGCAGTAACATCCGAACCAATAACCATCACGCGGTTATCAGCAGGAACTTCATTCTCAGTCAACTGGGTGCGAAGAGCAACAGCGGTGTTGATTGCTGAAGCGCCAGGAGCAGTGGCTGGGGCAGACGAACCGGCGAGCATGGCTGCATACACAACTTCTTCAGAAGTGCGGCTCATTGCCTTGCCCATTGGCTGTGCGATTTGGAACGCGAACGATTCGAGATCCAAGTCCCACTGCTCTTGCGTAACAACAACGGAAGCGTCATAGATGTCGCCGACGGTTAGTTGCTCGGAACCTTCAACAACGTCCTGCACAACAACGCCATTGGCGCGGTTGAACTTAGTGGTCGTCAAAGAGGCTTGCTTACGGATAGTTACCGTGTCGCCAGAACCGCCACCGAACTCGGTGACATAGTTGCGGTTACACAGGCGCGGAAGGACCGCGCTGTACTGGTATGTTGCCAACGCTGCGCGTGCAACGTTAGTAGGGGTAATCAGAGTATTACTCATTACTTTATTCTCCTAATAATTGAAATGACTGTCAGTATGGAACTGAGATTCAGCCGTGGGTTAACTTTGCTTCCGAAGCATGTCAAGAAAGCCTTCGATAGACGCATCTTCAGCGCCACCAACGACACCTGCTCCGGTTTGTTCAGGAGTAGACTTCTGACGCTCCACAAACTGCGACTTCAAATCAGCAAGTAATGTGTCTGCGTCAGCTTCTAACTCTTCAACAGAATTGCCATGCAAGCGACCCACCAGCGATGCTGGAAGATTCTTGGATGAGGCAACTTTCATTCTGAGCAGTTCGCTTTCGAGTTGTGCACGCGACTCAGTGGCCGCACGCAAATCGTCCGTTAACTTCTCTTGTTCAGACTTCTGAGAATCCGTGTACTCGTCAAACTTCTTAGCCTTCTCAGCCAATTCCTTGGCCTGCGTGCGATACTTTGCAGCTTCGCTCCGCAGCTTTGAGACGTAATCAGCGTCAAACACTTTCGGTTCTTCAGTCGCCTCAACGACCGCTTCACTCTCATTTTGTGAGGTTGAAGTTGCTTCAACCACGGGTGTTTCAACAGCGTTGTTCTCCATACTGACCCTCCAGGGGTTCTAAAAGCACGACCGGCGTGCTCTCCTACCAGACGGTAGGAAGTCTTTAAGCAGCCAAAATAGAATCGGACTGCGCGAGTGCTGGCAGCAAAGTCTTACCGTCCAGCAATTTAGATAATGTGTAAGAGCGCTTATATCTAGCGTCTTTCCACTGGGCATCCATGTACTGATTAGCGTCACCAAAGACCTTGTTCTTAAACATCCCACGCTCAGGCTCAGCAATCAGCTTGCACCGACAGTTAGCGTGCACACGGGCATCACCCTTAGCGTTAAGCCGCGAGGACGATGCGCCACGACCACTGAACGAGTCTGCGTAGTAGACCGGACCCTTCGTAGCAAGCATCAGACAGAATGAGCAAGCACCGGGACTAGGCATACGGCTGTACCGTGCTAACCAGCGAGCCGGGAACATTTCCTGACCTACCTTGTTCTGAGCAGCGGCGCTCTTCGCAGTAGCATTTCTGCGAACACGACGAGCTTCGGACTCGACAGCGAAATCAAGATCAGAATCGATAACAACATCATCAAACTCCCAGTTCAGGTTGCCTTCCTTGAGAACGTCGGTTGTTGTGAGCCGGGACTCCGAATATGGGGCTTCACGCACAGCGCGAGCCACATAATTGATCGACTTGTTCCACGCGACAGGCGCAGTAAGACCATTCTCAATCCGGTGAGCCACCGTCAAAGGAATAGCACTCACCAGGCTGCCAGTAAACATGCCAGACGGTAAACGACCGTTACGGTTACTAGACGCTGAAGGAGCCAACGCTGTACCCGGACCCAAGCCAACACCCACACCGACAGCCGTCAAATACGTCATCGTTGCTGTGCGGCTCGCAAACTGCTGGCTATCAATAAGCCTCGTTAGCAGCGGTCCAGTCTTCGTGTCCCAACCTTCAGCCAGGTCTCTGTAATCCACACCAGCGAGCATTTGCGTATAGGCCATAATACCCGTGTTACGAAGGTACTCAATGTCCCTGACGTAACGCTTACGCGAGGTCATTGCGACCTCTTCACCGCTAGGCATCTTCGTCTAGTGGTCCTTGACCGGCGCCTAAGCCGAACGAGGATGCACTGATGTCGGCTGCAAGTTGCTGCTCTTGACGCACACTAGCCATCACGCGGTCGCTAGTTTGTGGTGATAAACCAATACGCTCCAGTAAGAACGGTAGCGGAAGTCCCATGCTGCGAAGTTTCAAGGCAGCATCAACACGTTGTGCGTCAGAACGACTTTCTAGATCGGCCCAGACAGTCTCCGTGTCATACGAGATCTCCTGACCAACCATCCTGCCACCAATACGAAGTGCCTCTTCAAATGCCTCACCCCAAGTGAGTTGACGATCCTTAACCTTGCTAGCAAGACCAGCTTCAAGCGCAACCAGTGCCTCAGCAGAGATGTTTGAAATCGCACTAGGTGCAATCAAGTGAGGAGGAGTCTGGGTCACTGCCGCTGCCTGCCTTATATCCAGGTCAACCGCTTCCAAGTGCTCCTTGAACGAGGACGCACCAAACTCACCAAACTTCGTGTCTACATCTTCAGAGACAATCAGTTGATCGACACCAATGTTCCAAGGAGAGACAGCATTACCGTCTGCATCCGTGTCAACCGAAATACCACTGACATACCGTTGCTTCCACGCGGCTGCACGCTGCACCAGAAGGCGATCTGCCGTAGTCTGAATGATCCGTCGCTGAATAGACGCAAC